CAGGCAAGCGGCCATATCGAACAATGTTGTTACCGTTACTGTCAGCGCCGATCAGGTTGGCCGCTGCCATGCGCTGCAATACCAAATCAACCAAGCCCGGATCGCGAGCATCCGGATCATCGCGGTCGATCAGTACGCCGACCTGATAATTGCCAGGCGATGTCTCAATTGTGTAAGAGGGATTGCCGAACAATTCGTCGGGCTGTGCATCGTCTGCCAACAGGACGCAGAGACGGACAAATGCGTCTTTAGATCGACGGCGCTTGTCCGCAGCCATAATGGACACGCAGAAAAAATTGTTGTCGTTGACCCGCTTGTCAATCAGGTTTTTCTGACCTGGCGATCCAGTCCAAGCGTTGCCGCCCCAGACAGTCGGTTCCGACTTATTGGGGTCAGAGGCAAAGCTCGTGGTCCAGCCGTAATTGTCCTGTATCGCGCCATAGACGGCACGAAGGAAGTCTGAATTGTCCATAGGTGGCCTTTAAGGGCGGGGGTGGCCTGACAGGTCGTACACGTCTAGAGCAGGGCAAATGCCAAGGATGTTATCCCAATGCCTCTGAGGGATAACGCCGCCAGTCCCGCCTTGATCGACAGGCGTCAACCAGCGGCTGACAGCCGATTGGGTAAGGCCAAGTAAGGACGCTGTGTAGGTTACGTCCCCAATTGTCGTAACCACATTGTATGCCGGTTCGCACCGATATTTAATCTTAGCCATGAGATCCTCTCGTATGATTGTGAAATCCTTGCACAAAACAAAATGTCAAGCAATCCACATAATTTCTAAAAATCATATTGCGTTTTTATGCGGTCTGATATTAGATGGTCAAACTTCAACGGAGCAAACCAAATGACCAACGATGACAATCTACAAGCCTTGGCAAATTTCTGGCTCGCAGCCAAGGGCGAGGAACTGGCGGCAAACCAGCGCCGCTTAGATATTGAAGACCAGATCGTCCAGGCTATCAAGCCAAACAAGGACGGCAAGTCCACCTTCAAGCTGGACGGCGGATTGAAGATTTGTATTACCCTCAAGACCAACTTTAAAGCTGACGATATGGTCGCTATTGAGGGCTTGACCGCGTGGTGGGGTGAAGACCTTCAGCCTGTGCGGATCAAGAAGGAACTTAACGAGACAAAGTTAAAGGATCTGAGGGCCTATCGCCCTGACCTTTGGCAGAAGCTCGCCAAACACATCACGTCAAAGGCCGCGAAGCCTTACGTGCAAATTGAATCTGGGGAGGACAAGTAATGGCTTTTGATCTTAAAAGCATCAGCCGCAACGATACTATGTCCGCGCCTAGAGTTTTGGTCTACGGCATTGAAGGTATCGGCAAGTCCACCTTTGCTGCCGGCGCACCGGACCCGATCTTTATCTTGACCGAGGACGGTCTGGGATCTTTGGACGTTGAGCATTTCCCAATTGCTCAATCACTCGATAACGTGATGGACGCTATCGGAGCATTGTATGCAGAAGACCATCCCTACAAGACGGTGGTGCTTGACAGCTTGGATTGGCTTGAAGCCATCATACACCGTGAGATGGAAGCCAAGCACGACGCCAAAGACCTCGCCTACGGCAAAGGCGCAATGATCGCAGCCCAACAATGGCGCGACGTTTTAGACGGGCTTAACGCCTTGCGGAACGATAAGCAGATGACCGTGATCCTTTTGGCTCACAACACCATCAAGCGGTTTGACAGTCCTGAAGTTGAGCCGTTTGACCGCTACCAACCAAAGCTGCAAGAGCGCAGCAGTGCGGTGGTGCGGGAATGGGCGGACGCCGTTATGTTCGCCAACTACAAGACCATCGTCAAGAAAGACGACGTTGGTTTTAATAAGACTGTGGCTAGGGGCATCTCGTCCGGTGAGCGTATGCTGTACACCACTGAGCGCCCTGCCTACATGGCCAAGAATCGCTACAGCCTGCCCGACATCATTCCGATGACTTGGGAAGCCTTTGCAAACGCAATCAAATAGGAACTGAAAACATGGCTACCATCGACTTTGACGTTTCGTCATACGAAGCCCCTAAGAGCAACTTTGACCCGCTGCCACGCGGTGAATATCTTGCCATCGTGACCGAGAACCAGATGAAGGCTACTAAGTCCGGCACTGGTGAATATCTTGAACTGGTCATTCAGATCGTGGACGGTGAGTTTTCCGGTCGCAAGATTTGGGAGCGCCTGAACATTCACAATGCTAACGAGACAGCCGAGAATATCGCTCGTGCTGCTTTGAAGTCCATTGGCTTGGCTTGTGGCATTGAGGCTATGTCCGATACGGACATGCTGAACGACGTTCCGTTCATTATTGTTCTGGACATCGACCGCAAAGACCCGACACGCAACCGCGTTATGGGCTACAAGGCCGCAGGAGCCGCGTCAGCGCCTGTTGCGCGTCCTACGGCTACCAAGGCAGCGCCAGCCGTTGCCAAGCCTTGGGAGCGCAAGTAAGTGACTAAGCCCGATCAGTTGACGAGCCAGGCCATATCGGCATGGTACGAAGCCAAACCACAAGACTTTCGCGACCATCTAGGTGCGTCCCTGATCGGGCATTCTTGCAACAGGTATTTATGGCTCACCTTCCGGTGGGCCGTAATGCCGTCTTTTGAAGGGCGCATGTTGCGCCTGTTCAATACCGGCAATCGTGAGGAAATCCGCATTGCCGAGGAACTGCGCGGCATAGGCGTAGAGCTTTATACGGATGAGGACGGCAAGCAGATCACTGTGCGTGACGAATCCGGCCATTTTGGCGGATCTGTTGACGGCATTGGCAAGGGCTTTCCGGAATATCCTGACGATTGGATGGTTCTTGAGTGCAAGACCATGAACGATAAGACGTTCAGCAAACTCAAAGACTGGTCCGTTGAAAGCCAGAAGCCTCAGCACTACGCGCAGATGCAGACCTATATGGGCTTTTTGGGCTTGCCTAATGCAATGTACATAGCCGTCAATAAGAACACGGATGCCCTATACACTGAGCTTGTGCCGTATCACGAGCCGGCATTCAGATCGCTCAAAGAGCGGGCCGACAGCGTTGTCAACGCCAAGCAGGCCCCGCTAAAACTGAGTGAAGATCCGTCATATTGGGAATGTAAGTTCTGCGATATGTACAATTTGTGTCATCAAGAGGCTGCTGCCGAGGTTAACTGCCGCACTTGTGCTCATTCGACGCCCGTGGCTGACGGCAAATGGCGCTGCGAGTTGTCCGAAAAACCGCTTACTTCTTCGGACCAACGCAAAGGCTGTGACCAGCATCTGCTCATACCCGATTTCGTACCCAATGCCGACCCGATTGACGCTGGTGTTAACTTCATCGAGTACAAGCACCGCGAGACGGGCGAGACATTCATACACGGGAAAAAGGCCATGCCGCCTAAGCAGAGCATGGCCCAGCGCAAAGAGGCTATGAAGGGCCGAGGATCCAATAACGGACTGCCATTTGAAGACGAGATTCCGTTTTGAGTAACCCTTACAAAATTGAAGGGCCAGCGATTATTTCGTTTAGCGGAGGCAGAACATCTGCCTACATGCTTTACAAAATTGTTGAGGCACACGGGGGGGGGCTTCCCAATGATGTTGTGGTGACGTTTGCTAACACAGGCAAAGAACGCGAGGAAACCTTGGCTTTTGTTGATGCTTGCGGGATTAACTTTGGCGTTGACATACGTTGGTTGGAATTTGTTACCACCAAAGGGCCAAAGCTAGACCGGTTCCGCGAGGTTAGAACGCAAACCGCTAGCCGCAGCGGTGAGCCGTTTGCTGCGCTTATTGCGTATAAGAATTTTGCACCTAATTCTATGATGCGGTTTTGCACTGAGGAACTTAAGGTCAACACAATCCGTCATTTTGTTGAGCAGCGCCTTGGTTGGGCGAAGTGGAAAAACGTGGTTGGATTGCGGCATGACGAAGGCCATAGATGCCTTAAGGCTTATGCCCGCAATGAGGCTGGCAAATCACCTTGGATCACTGTCTGCCCAATGGACAAGGCCCACGCCACCAAACGCGATGTGATGGACTTTTGGACCGCGCAAGACTTTGACCTTGGCCTAAAGGGTTACGAGGGCAACTGCGATATGTGCTTTCTTAAAGGCCGGAAAATCCTGCGGGTCATTGAGCAAGAGCGCCCCGGCACTGCCCAGTGGTGGGCCGATCAGGAAACCCCCACGCGCCGCTTTAACAAAGACGAAAGTTACGCCGCTTTGGCAACTCAAGTTTCAGCACAGCCCCATCTGTTTGATTTTGTAGACGACGAATATGACGCCGAGTGTGGTTTGGTTTGCGGAGGCGACGAATGAAACCCATCATAGGAATTGACCCCGGCCTTGGCGGTGCTTTGGCGTTTCTGCACGACGGCGAGTTAGAGATCCACGACATGCCGACCATTCAGGACGGCACCAAGCGGCGTGTCGATCACGCCCAATTGGCAGTAATCTTGGACGTATGGGCTAGATGGCAGGGTGTGACCTGCGTCATAGAGAAGGTGGCGTCCATGCCAGGCAACGGCCATGCCGGGGCCTTTACATTTGGCCGCGCTGCGGGTGTGGTTATTGGTGCCGTGGCCGCTAACTTCATCCCTATCGTGGAGGTGACACCACAAATGTGGAAGCGCAAGACGCAGACGCCGACCGACAAGGACGGCGCACGTCTCAGGGCTTCAGAACTATTCCCGCGCTATGCTAGCCAGTGGTCGTTAAAGAAACACGACGGGCGGGCAGAAGCGGCGATTATCGCCTATTATCACCGCAAATATGGAGGGGAAAGTGTCGAAGATTGAATTAATGGCCCACGATTTGTATGACGAATTGCGGAAGATCCGTAAGTATCCCCGTTTCCAAGCGGTGCGGTCATACAAGGATGATTTTGTTTTCATCAACTCGCACAACGATGACAACGAGACGTACATCAAGCGAATTATTGAGACGGTGCAAGATTGGCCGGATGAAATCTATTTCTATGAACCTGGCCGACCCGTCGATTCGCACTATGTCATAGAAGATTACCGCAACGTCATGGTGCGACATGCGTCATTTTATGACGAGCCGGATCTCAACATGCGCTTGGTGATCGTCGGACGCCCCCGCATTACCAGAGGCTATGGCCTTAACGTGGCCAAGATTTTACAACCAGCCTATGCCGCGTAGCGCAGTCAGCATATTTGCTAACCACGTCCAACTCCCACGTCAGCCGATCAGGATCAATGGCCGGCGGCGTCGGGAGACTTGGGCAAGGATACGCTAGGTTCGCCGGCAGCGGCGACGTTGGCGTCACGGACACTGTTGACGAGCAGGCTGTACATAGGGTCAGGAAGGCCGCAAGCAGCGTCCACTGAAGGAGCCGTGCGATAGAACTCTCTGACGGTGTTAGTCCGCGCCATAGCCAAGCGGGTGGCCCGCTCACGTTCTTTTTCGTACTTCGTCGAGACCACATCTAATTGCCCCTGTAAAACCATGCGCCGCCCCTCTGCGGCTTTGTACGCTTTTGCCGCAGAAGACTTAGCCGCGCCGTCGCGGACAACGTAGCCGTTAATGCACCCAAGGAAGAATGCGCCGACAACGATGCTTATGATTAAGACCATGTTGCTCATTGACCGATATCTCCGTCAGGAATCATTGCCGCGACCGCTCCAACAGCCATTGACACGTAAGACCAAGGCGCGATCAGAGCAGACGCTGCCGCAACGCTGGTGCCGAGTAACAGCCAGGTCGAGCGTTCGCTAAGGCGGGCCTTGATGAACTTAAGCATCTTTCACCGGATCAGGATAAGTTGCGTGGGGAAGTTGGATATGCGGCGCGTCTTTAAATTTCTTCCAATCATAACCGAACTCGGCTTTGACGCCAACGTCCTTAGCAGCCTGCTTGAAGGCCACAATTAGCCGATCATACAAAGGCCAGTCCCAGCGAATAGAACCCGCCACGAGCGGCGCTACGTCCACGGCGAAGCCATGTATGTGCCGAGACTTCATCGTCTTGGACGCGCCTGAAGCAAATAGCTCCTGCTGGCGCTTGACGGTGCGCAAACCCTCGATGACCGTGAAGTCTAGCGGCGAGATCTCAAGCGCCTTCATAATGACCTTGACCAGATCGGGGTGAACACCGGTCAGGTTAAGGCTTGAGCGTTGGCTAAGGTGAAAGGTCACGGGTTTAGAATGCCCTTGCCTGACACCAAGACCAGCATACCGACAACGACCACGCCTATGAACCAAAATACCTTTTCGGCCACGGATCTACCGATTTGCTCATAGACCTTGACAATGGCTTTCTCAGCCGCCCGTTCAGCGATCATATCAATCTCAAGGTCAGTCAATTTTTCAGACATAATACGCACTCACTGGGTTAGGGCATTGGTGTTAGCCTTGGCGGGTGCCAGCGCGTTGACGGTAACGGCAGCGGGTGCCGACCAAAATGCAGGGTTAGCCAAAGCAATAGCGGCTTGGCGTCGTTGCGCGGTAGGAACCCGCGCTAACAATTGGGCTAAACTTTGTCCAGACTTAAAGCTCGTGACAAGTTGGGCTTCAACTTTTGGCGAAACATTAAGGTCTTTGACGGCGGAGGCTAGTTTTGCTGCGGCGGTAAGTTGGGGGCTTGATCTTGCTGCTATAAAAGACAGAACCGTAGCAGGAATAGTGCGGTCTTTTTTAAGCAACTCCAACGCCGCGGGCGCGCCTGTTGCGGCCAACTCGCCAGCGCGGGTATCTAGTTCTAGTTGGGCAGCAACCTTTTGCAGGCCAGTAAGGCGCGAAGGACCCATCTCTGCGCCCATTTCTTGAACGATGTCATAACTGCCAGAACCAAAAATTTTATTAACCGCGTCGGGATTATTGCCGCGCACTAACTCAACAAAATCATCTGGCGTTTTTTTAAGCATCTCCATTAATTTTGCAGATAATTGGCGGCGCTCGATGTCCTTCATGCCTGTTGAGTAGGTGTTGAGATAGTCGCGCCAGCCCTTACCGCCCGCTGCTTCAATGGCGTCGTCAATCAGGGGGTTGGTTTTAGCCATGACCGCCGCTGCGGCTTCTCGCTTGGCTGATGGGTCAGACCCTGCCATAAGCCGGTCTATAATGTCGCTAACCGTGTCCTTACGAATGCTGTACAGCGCCTCGGCGTCAATAATGCCTTCATTCTTTGCGGCCCATTTGCTAAGGTCCGACATAACAGCACGGACGCCTTGCTTAACCTTATCATTGCCTGCGTACTGCGGATCGTTAGACACCTGCGTCAAACGAGAGGTCAAAGTATTGGTGTCAAGAGGCTTAAGCCCTGCCTCGGAAATGTTGGCTGCAATTTGCTTAGCGTCACGCGCAGCCTTGCCCGCAGCTAAACTTTCGGCGGCAGAGCGTTCGGATTGCTCAAGAGCAACTTTTTCCACACGCGGTAATGATTTGGTTGCAACAGGCGCTAAGCCTTCCATGCGCCGCACAGTCTCAACGTCCGTCGCTGCTTGACCTTCAAGACGCCCCGCTTGCGCCTCAAGGTTCGGGATGTACCTGCCGCCAATGTTGGCGTTGTTTAGGGCTTCTTGGCGCATGGGGGTAGTCAGTGCGTTTAAGTTGTCTTGCGCGGATTGTTGTGCCGCCAGCGCCGCAGTCTGCGTTGGACCGCCGGCCTGCGCGGCTAGCATGTTGGCGCGGGCCTTCGCCTGCTGCTCAAGGATAGGCACAAACGCGAGAAGGCCTTTGGGTCCTTGCTCAATGGCTGACGCTAAGCCCACGATGATTTGCGGGTTCTCAACGCCCATCGTTTGCAGTTGGGCCTGCACCGCGTCCTGCGCCAAGAACTGCTTGGCAGTCATGCCTTCAGGTGCGCTGTTCAGCAGCGCAATAACGTCAGTTGCGTTGGGGCCAAGGGCTTTTTTAACCGCAGCAGCGGCGATATCAGAGCCGGTCTTACCAAAGAAATCGGCCACACCCACAATTGCTTTGCCAAAGGGCACGCCGACGAGGGGCAGCGCAGCGCCATAACCTGCGCCTTCATTAGGGTTTTGCCCCGCCACAACGGCGGTGGCCGCGCCGGTAGTTGCGCCCGTGCCGCCACGAACGAGCGCGTTGACGACTTCGCCGCCCTTAGATGTAGGCTTCATGCCAGTGCGGAAGCCGCCGGTCTCCAATCCTGCGGCGACCGGAGCAACGTAACG